TTCAGAAATTATTTCTTCAATCTTCTCAACTATCGCCTCTTCCTTTTCATGAAGAGCTGCAAGCTTGTCCAATAACTTTTGTATTTTTTGCAGTGGTGTTTGTTTCTTTTTCTTAGTTTTGGGTTTCATAATTTCTCCTTATTTTGTTAAGCCCTTGGTTTTCTCGAAACTTCTGAGCCCCGCTACTCCGAGCATTGAGGTGACGATGGCCAGCAAGGGGCCAGTTTGAATTTCCGGAGCCGTTATATCAAGTCCTGAGAACTTCGCATACCATTCAATTCCCGGGGATACGATGAACTCAAAAATTAGCGCGAAGGCCCCCGTCCAGCCGATCATGGGCCTCCAGCCCGCGACAAAAATCGACTTATGGGCGCCTTCTTTGATGTTGACATCAATTTGTTTCTCAGCAAGTTTTTGCTGGATGCGCTGCATTAAAATCTTTTTATCTAATTTCTCTTCCTCTGAAGTATGTAACTCGTCAATAACGTTAGAAATTTGTTTGAGAGCTCCGCCCTTACCACCTAGTAGTCCTGACAGGAGATTGAGCATTTACGCTCCAACACCTGTCATTTTCCATAGAACAAACAGAACGACAACGACAATGATACCGGCTTTAATCCAGTCTTTCATGCCCCAGTCATTCCATTCCTTGAGCCAGCCCCAAAGATCCTTTAAAAGTTTCATATGAAACCTCCTTAATTAAATTAAAAATGAATTTACTAAAAAACGCCTTTAAAAGCAACCTTCTTAATCTGCATCTTACTGCGCTGTCCTTTTGGTCCCTCACCTAAATTATCTACAACCTTTGGTCCGGGTATTGCTACCTGTGCTGTGGATACTTCTGATGTCTTATTCACATTAGGGCCTGCATAAGGATTCATCGCGTCAGAAACAGTCATTTTCGCATTGGGATATTTAGATCCGTTTATGTATTTAGCTGTAACCATGTTCTTCTCCTAGTGTATTGTCGGTTTCAGCAGTTCGATGAGACCAACAGTGTTGTTATCCATTAAATGCTGTCCCTGGTCGGGTCCCAAGCAATCATAATAGATGACTCGAGCAGCACTCATCATGGCACCGGCTAAAAGTATACTATCTTCACCACTTTTGGAAGTTTTTTCTGCCATTTCCAACATGCCATTAAAAAAATGCTGTAATTTTACATCCGCTTGGGTCAGTTTTTCCATAGTGTTTATTTTAGACTCATTTATCACTTTTACAATCCCAATATTAGTTCTCAAAACGGATGTCTTTCTTCACATCCACTTTTTTTGGACGTTTTTTACTTTTTTCAACCTCTTTTTGCTTAGTTAAGTTAACATTAGCCCTTAATTGAGCAATGTCCTCCTGAGATTGTATTTTATCTTGTGTTAATTTAGCATCTTGATCCAATTTTTCCTGATCAATGCCTATTTTAGCCTCATCGGCGCGAGTTTTACGCTCAATATCCTGTTCACGAAGATTAATTTCTTGCTGTTTAAGATCTACTAATGGATCTTCTCTTAATTCGTCCATCATTTGTTGTTCTTCTGCCACCATTTCCTCGATCATAAGAGCAATTTTCTCAGCTATCTGTTGTTCCATTGCTTCCTGGAACTGAATTTGCAGTTGTTGAGGCAATTGACCTCCATATTGTTGCGCTTGCGCTTGAATTGCTTGTGCATTTTCCTGTTCCACTTCCGCTCTGGCCTGTAAGCCCACGTGTTCAACGATATGACCTTGTAAAATAGCCGTTACTTGAGGATTATTTTTAACTAAAATAGAAGACATAAATGCGCTGTGTGCGTCAATATGAGCTAATTGATTTTGTTCCCTGAATGCTATCAGCTTCTCTCCTTTCAAGGAAGCAGCATTCTCCACTGCCGGATCTTTTGGTTTAGGGGCTTCAGGAACTGGTAAAATAGTATCAATGTCCTTTACTCCCAGCGCTTGATACATGCGATGATAGGCCTCATACATATTATGAGCTTGAGGATCAGTTTGTGCCAATTGCAATTGTGTTTGCGCCAATGTTACACGCTGAGCCATGGAAAAAATATTAGGATCTGAAACAGGAAGAATGTCTATTTCATCACTAAAATCTTCTACCTTTAAACTTGGGACTGCATCTTTTCCAACTTCATATGGATACATTGGAGGAAGAGACTCAGAAAATATTTTGGCCAGTAATTTAAATTCAATTTTTTGTGCATAATGTAAGCGCTTATGAATAGCAGACATAATGCGAGCGCCTCGTTCCATTAATGCCATTGTAGTTCCAACAGGCGCATTGGATGCAACACTGTCTCCAATCTTTTGATCAGCGACAGAAGCAAATCGTGTTCCTGCTTCAACGACAAAACCTAATAAAGCAAATAAGGTTTGACTTGGTTCTTTATAAGGTAATGGTAATAGTCCCTGGCGAAGATCACCAGAAGGAGCGTCTACATCCCTGAATTCTCCTGGTTGGAGAGGGGAGTCATCATCCTTAATTCGCAATCCTCGAGCTTTAAAGCCCGCTGGAAGATTGGACAACGTACCTGCATCGATAAGCTGTCTAAGTGCTGAGGTTGCAGTTCTTGAGAGCCCTCCGAGCATGTGGATAAGACCAAAACCATAAAAGCTAAAGCCAGGTAAGAACTTATAATGAACAAAATATTGTTTCTTTTTCTTCTTAGGATCATCTTCATTATAATTTCGATAAATAGAAAGAACTTGTGCAGATCCTTCATCTAGAGTGACAATATACGGAACTTTAATTCCATCTTCACTATCTATTCCTTCAATATTTAAATCAACATGCATTTCCAGTAATTGATAATCCTCTTTTTGATAGGATTTTTTCATTCCTGCAATTTGATCTTCTTTCTCTTGAATTCCTGTTTCTGTAGTAGACACCATCAGATCCACATCACGGTACAGTCCCGCTACTTGTAATTTTCTTACTTCATTTTTACTTTTACGAATAGTATGGGTGACGCGTTCGCATGATGGCAGATCAGTTGCGAGATAAGGAACATAAAAGTCATCCGAAGGAATAAATTTAGAAACTGCGCGTTCCAATGCTTCATCATAGTAAACTTTTTTAAATGCTGATCCTGATAAAGGCAGATAAAATAATAATAAATCAAGATCTGGATCATATTCTTCCATAACATGAGAAATTTGATAATTCATATAATCCTTCACCCGTTGAGCCTGCTCCTCTTTTTGAGTGGTAATGTGTCCTAAAATTTGTGTATTAACCGGCCCTCCTGATGGCAGTAATTCTTTATAGGCTTGGGCTTGAAATTGTGTAATGGCTTCAGAGAGCATAGGGTGCGTAACACTGCTTGCTCCTGCGAATGGCATTGTGCGTTCCTGATATTTAAATCCTAAAAGATCAAGTCCCTTTTTGTAAGTGTCTTCCCAATCCTTACGCGAAGCTTTATCATCCTCAAACGCCTCTTGCAGTTCATTTGATATTCTTCCCAGCTCGGAGTCTTCCAAGACTTCAGCCAGATTCATGTCAAAAGTGGTTTCAAGAGTTCTTTCCTGATCGCCTACAATAGCGCTTCCGTCATCGAGTAATTCTACACCAGGCATAGATCCGTCTTCTATTTGCATTTCCACCATTTGCTTAACCGCCTCTTCCTGCTCCTCTGGAAATCCTGCTGGTGGATCTGGGGTAAATCCTAAAGTTCCGATAGGTTTATCAATTGCCATTATGCTACCTCAAATATATCAATTATCTCAGGAGTATACACCATCCCCCCGTCTTTTCTATGAGTTTTATGCGGTAATAGCATTTCCGGTGTCAACTTGATAGCAAAAGCGTCAGTGTATTTGTTTGGTCCAATTTTTACTTTAATAATTTTAATTATGGAATTGTTTTCTTGAGCCGCGCGCTTGAGGGCTTTTTCCAAAACGGAAGTGTAATGCTTTCCAAATTCATCAGTCGCGTCAGGACCTCCGTAGAACTCATCCATTCCAATTCCCTTCATACTTTTTGTACGATCTGACTTCGGCGTTGCCACGCTTCCACTCTGGCGGTAGCGGTCGCGAATAAGCTTGCTCGGTGAGATGGCGTACCACGTCGCCGCGTCGCTTTTCTTGTCCTGGAACAGCAGTTTCGCCGCCTCATATAAATCTCGTTTAATAAGCGTTTCCCCCCATTCGCTCCTGTTCTTGAAAGGAACGTTAGGCTGCAACTGCATCATGGCCTCCTTGCTCAAGGAAACCTGAAGCTCATCCAGCATTTTCTTCTCCATTGCCTGTCCTGCCCTGGCCTGCGCCAAAAGATCAGGATCCGCCTTAACGCCCGCCTCTTTAAGTTTTTGAAAAATTACTTTGTTCTTGGCGAATACGTCAATGAATTGCTGCATCTCCTGCTCGGTCTGAAATATCGGGCGAAAGACGCTCTTGTTCTGAATAAAATATTCCGCCACGGCCGGATCAATTCTTCCAAGATCACTGCCGTACGATGATCTTGCCCGTAGAATCGCCGCCGATCTCTCCGCCGCTGACTTGTCCAGAAGATCACCGAATGTTTTCATGAAGGCCTCTGATTGACGTTGCGCGTTCTGCAGCACGTCGGATTGAATCTCATCGGCGAACGTCACGCGAACCTGGGCTCCCTTCACAGCTTCTTTCATCTGATTCAGCTTGAATGTGTCGGCCGCTAGTTTATCTTCAAACTGTTTTATTTGTCTAAAAAGGGGTGCGTCCAAAGCTTCCAGATCAAAAGTAAATTGATTAACAATATCTTTAATTTCCCCTTTGCTTAATTGATCTATAGGTTGCAGATCTATTTCTCCTTTTCTGAATAATTTACTGTAGGCTGACGCGTAGAGTCCGTCCACCTGATTTCCAACCTTCTTCACATTGCTTGCAATGGT